TTAACGATACTGAAGAGGTTGAAGAGTATAAGGTTTGGAACGAGTATATTAATCAAATAGGCAACAAAGAAAAAGCCATTGAAAGTGGTTATTTTTGGGCAGTAAAAGAAGCAAAACTAATTGAGATAAGCGCAGTTTTAGAGGGGAGCAATGAGTTAACCCCTACAATTGAAGCTAAAGATATTGAGCCGTTGGAAGACACTCATAAAAACGAGCCATCGAAAGATACTCAAAACGACATAGACAAAGAGTCTAATGTTTATTTTAACCCATATTTAATTTAAAAATATGTTTACATTAAAAACTTACCTTTCTGAGAAAGGTATTACAAAAGAAACTTTCGATGCAATGTCAGCAGAAAAAAAAGCTGAGATTTTCAACGAAATTAACGAGTCTAACGCAGTAGCTTTTAAAGCACTAACAGACCGAACAGAAGTAACAGAAAAAGAAATTTCTGAAGCTAACAAATCATTACTTAACATTCAATCTGAGCAATTAGCACAATTGAACAAAGCGTTATCTGCACAAGGTGTGGCTATCAAAAAATTAACTGAAGCTGAGAAAGCTGAATTACCTACAATGAATGTACGTAAATCATTAGAGTCTAACAAAGAGATGTTAGAAGCTATGAAAAATTCTCGTAGTTCTGAGGGTGTTACTTTCAAAGCAGTTGACACAATGCTTATTTCTTCTAACGTATCAGGTGGGAATGTACCAGTTGAGCAACGCTTAGAGGGTCTTAACACTATTGCAAGTCGACAAATTCGTTTATTAGACGTTGTATCTCGTGGTACTGCTACTTCTAATGTTATCTCTTGGGTTTACCAAGCTAACAAAGAAGGTGGTGCTGGTGGTACTGCTGAGGGTGCATTGAAAAACCAAATTGATTTCGATTTAGTTGTTGCTTCTGAGAATGTTAAAAAGCGTACTGCTTTTATCAAAATTTCTGAGGAAATGATTGGAGATATTGACTTTATGGCTTCTGAGATTAATAACGAGTTGATGCGTGAGTTGCTTAAAGATGTTGAGGCACAAGTTTACGGGGGTGATGCTACTGGTTCTAATCTTAACGGAATTAAGACTGTTGCTACTGCATTTGCTGCTGGTACTTTCGCTGGTGATATTGATAACGCAAATGAAGTAGATGTACTTACTGTGGCTGCTAATCAAATTGCTTTAGCTGAACAAGAAGCACCAAGCCATATCTTTATGAATCCAAGTGATATTACTGCTTTGAAAATGGTTAAGGTTTCTTCTACTGATAAGCGTTATGTTGAGCGTTTAGCAATGATTGCTGGGGCATTATCTTTAGATGGTATTCCAATTATCGGTTCTACTTTAGTACATGCTGGAGAGTACCTTATTGGTGCATTTCCAATGGCTACTGTATACGATAGAGGAGATGTATCTATTGAAGTTGGTCGTGATTCTGATGATTTCACTAAAAACTTAGTTACAGTATTAGCTGAGTGGAGAGGTGCAGTAGTTGTTAAGAATAACAACCGAACTGCATTTGTTACTGGTGTTTTCGCTACTAATAAAGCTGCCTTAGAAACGGCATAATTAATACAATAAAGCTGGGTGTAGAAAGCCTATACCCAGCTAATTTAAAATAAAAACAAATGTCAATAATTCAAGTAACTGATTTTGCAAATGGTAAGTTTATTATACCTATCAATCCGATGCAAACAACTGACTTACAAACGTACATAGATGATGCTCAACGCTCATTTTTAGTGCAATTGTTAGGCGTTGAGTTATACGACTTGTTTATTGCTGACTTGGTAAATAATGTGCCACAGTCAGCACGTTTTATTAAAATCTTTGACCCTTTCAATGACCAAACGAATGACGTTTTAACTATTTCAGATGGTATGAAAGAGATGCTTAAAGGCTTTGTATATTACTTGTATTTACGTGATTTAGTTAACAGAGCCACTACTACTGGTCTTACAAAGAGTTTGCCTGAGAACGCAGACAATGTAAGTGGTGTTTGGTACGATTTGAATCGAAGATATAACGAATCCGTAGAAACTTACAAGGTAATACAGAACTATATGTTGGTGGTTGACCCTACTAACTATAAGGAGTATGAGGGGGTTAATTTAGACTATAACCACAATTTTTAAATGGCAAATCTAGTTAACATATTGAAAGGCGTAATATCATTAATTAACCTTAACATAACTGTTTTGCGAGTTGATGGTTTACGCTTAGAATTGTGTAAAACTTTGCACTTAACTATCGGTAAAATTATTACGGATAGCGAGGGAATGAGTTTTAAAATAACTGCCTTTAAAGATAATGACTGGATAGAGATTGAGCCTTTTGGACATTCTGAGTCATTCGTTGGGTTAGTTGTTACTTGCCCTCCTATTACTTTTTTACAAGGTAGTCCAAGTTCAGTAAATAACGAGTATGCACAAGTAGACCAGCAGACACTAAACAAAACCCCTTTCATTTGGTTATTAGAGCCTTATGATGAAGAAGATGGGGAAATTGATAGTGTTTTAGACTGCTCATTTAGTGCAAGGTTATTCTTTATGGATTGGGCATATAATCAGGGGTGGCAAAATGACCAACATAACACTAACGTAATAGTGCCTATGAGTAACCTTAGAGATGCTTTTAAAGAGGTTATTAATAGTAGTTACTCATTTAGAAGCACAACGACTGTTAGAAGCAATCCACGTAGTAGATTTGGTGTAGTTATAAGCAACAAGGGGAGTAGTAAAACGATAATAAACGAAGATTTAAGCGGTATAGAGGTAAATGTAGATTTAGATTTATTTGATACTGATATTTGTAAATGTTAAACTTTTTAAAATAAATAAATATGGCAACTGGAATTTGCTCGTGTGATGCGCCAACTTTCCCATCAATGGGAAGACCAAACTGCGTAATTGAGATGAGAACAATGGCTTTCCCTATTATCTTTCCAAGATATAAGGCTGATGGCATCACAAGAAATGAAATAGACGTTACTTCTGCTACTATTGGTGCAGATATTCAAGCGTTGTTACTTGCTACTGTTGATGCAGAAAGCAGACTTTATCCATTCCCAAGAATTGAAGAGCCAACGTGGGAACGTAGCGACTCAGTTACAGAAGATGCACCAAGTGGTCGCTCTTACAAGATTTTTGGTCAAGGTGGGGTTTACACTTTAGCATTTAAAACTTATGCTAAAGATGCAGTAGCACCTTTGTTGAAACAAGCTGAGAGATTAGGGTGTTCTGACTTTGACTTCTTTTATGTTTCTGTTGATGGAAACCTTTGGGGGGAATTAGAGGGTACTAAGCTAAGAGGTTACAAAGCTAACTCTGATTCTTATGACACATTCAAAGAATTTGCAACGGATTCTACTGTTGAGAAATTGAACGTAATGTGGGATTTAGACCAAGACGTAGCTTTAGGTAACTCTTATGCAATTACTGCTGAGGAGTTAGGCTATAAAGCTACTACTTTGACTGGTAACATTACTGCCACTCAGACACTTGCTTCTGCTTCTGATGTATTAATTACTGACTTAGTATCTGATGCTTTCGGAACTGCAAACAATGCTGGTAATGTAACTGGACTTGTAACTGCTGATTTCACAGTAACAAACACAACTACTTCTACTGTACTTGTAGTAACAGTAACTGAGCCAACGGCTGGAAGTGGAAACTATAACATAGCTATACCAGCACAAACTTTTGATGATGTAATTCAAGTTGAAATTGCTAAAGCTGGTTATGATGTTGCCCTTAAAACAATAACTGCTCTTTAAGATGAGTACTATTGAACACGCTGGGGTAAAGTGGAACAAAGACTTAATAAAGTCGTATAGTGAAGAGGGTTTTATTGCTCAATTTAAGGGGAATGTAAACCACAACACTTTACGTAACCTTTGGAAAATTGTACACAATAAAAGTGTGCCAAACTACGAGGTTAAGGAGTCTAAGCCAAAGCGTAAAAGGGTAAAAGTTCAATCAAAGCCTAAAAATAAGGCAGAAAATTAAACAAAATCCTAACGGAAATTAGCCACCTACTTAACTGATAGGTGGCTTTTTTTATTCAATAAAATTGACTATCTTTGCAATAAGTGTTTTTTTTGCACCTACTCATAATTTCTATTTTTTGGACTCCCTTGCTTAATTGTTAGGGAGTTTTTTTGTTTATGTTCGATAGCTTAACTACATATCTTAATAAAATATCTACTCTAAATGAGAGTGTAATTTGGTTTGAAGTGATTGATAGAGAAGTTCAATTTGAAATAATACGACTAAATACAGAAGACCAACTATTTAACGAGGGTATGCGTTCAGATGGGACTTCTTTACCTGACTACTCACAAACATCAGTTGAGGTGTTTGGTAAACGAGCTGGGCATATAACACTTAAAGATACTGGGCATTTTTACCAATCATTTAGAGTTAAGGTGGATAATTTCGGGATGTTTATAGCAGTTGATGACACGAGCCTTTACGACGTTCCGTTAACCACTACTTATGGGTTAGATATTTTAGGATTGACTGAAGAAAATACAATGGTATTAATTCAAATGTTGAAACGCAAATACATAAAAGAAATAAATGAAAGACTATCTAACTAACATAGACGAAATAAGCGTTTACAATTGGCGCAAATGTCAAGAGGGGGATTTAACTTTTACACGTAAAAACAAAGCTGGTAATAAAGCCAATGACATTTTAGCGTGGGAATTAGTAATGGATTCGTACTATGCTCGTTTTGGTTTAGGTAAAGATTTTGAACGTGTTTTAGAACTTCGTAAAGAAATAGCACTACTTCAATGTGATTTTGTTATTGAAGATGACAGTTTTCTTTTAAATCGTATTAGAAGATTAAGCGTAGAACTTGAAGAGATACTAAATAAGAAGTCTGAGGGCGATTTAACTACTGCTTTGATACATATTACCAAATGGATAGGAAGTAGCGTTAGAGAGCGTGAAACGACTGTTTTAGAACTTTATACAATGCTGGGAGAGATGAAAAAAGAAAGCGACCAAATTAAAAAACAACAAAAGACTAAATAATGGCAATTAAAAGAATTGAGAAAAACGACTTAGTAGCTAAGGGTGCATTAGATAACTTAACTGATGGTGCAAAGGAAGCTAAAGCATCGGTAGACTTGCTTAAAAAGGCATTAGAAGCAGTTGTAACATTAAGCAAACAAGTAAAATCTAACATACCAAAAACTGGGGGTTCGCCAACTACTGTAAAAGGTCAAAACGAATTAAACAAACAGACTGAAATAGCGAATCAATTAGCTAAAAACAAGCTAACTATAAACAAACAACTATTAAAGGAGCAGGAGCGTTTAAAACAACAAACGAGCGCACGAAACAGGCTACTTAAAGAAGAGGTTGCACTTGAAAAAACTCAGATAGGTAGTTTAAATAGGCTTAGAGCAGAAAGTAAAAAATTAGTAAAAGAACGTGGTAATTTAAATATCACAACAAGAGAGGGGGCAAATCGTTTAAAAGAAATTAACAAACAATTAGACAAAAATAATAAGGTAATACAAAAGAATGCTTCAGCTTTAGGTAAGCAGAAAATAAATATAGGTAACTATGGTTCTGCAATAGGTAAACTTAGAGGTGCGTTGGGTCAATTAGGTTTAGCATTTGGTGTGTTTGCTATTCTTAGAAAGTCTTTTAACATTGTAAAAGACTTTGGTCAAGCACAAGCAGACTTAGCATCTGTGTTAGGTGTTAGCACCGACCAAATGTCAAAACTTACAGAACAATCTAAAGAGTTAGGTGCAACAACTACATTTACTGCATCTCAGGTTTCTGAACTTCAAAAGGAATATGCAAAATTAGGCTTTACACAAAAAGAAATTGAGAATGTAACAGAAGCCACTTTGTTACTTGCCGAAGCCACTGGGACTGATTTAGCACGTTCAGCAGAAGTTACTGGGTCAACACTTAGAGCATTTGGTTTAGATTCAAGCGAAACTCAAAGAGTTGTTGATGTAATGGCAAAGGCTTTTAGTAGTAGTTCTTTAGATATGGAGAAGTTCGCAGTTGCAATGAGGGTAGTAGCTCCAGTTGCAAAGACTGCTGGTCTTAATATCGAGCAAACTACTGCATTGTTAGGTACTTTAACTGATAGAGGTTTGGATGCTTCAACTGCTGGTACAAGTCTTAGAAATGTGTTCTTAGAACTTTCTAAAAGTGGGATGACTTTTGAGGATGCAATGGCAGAAATTAACGCATCTACTGACAAAAACAAAACTGCTTTAAAGTTGTTTGGTAAACGTGGAGCAACTACTGGGGTTATCCTTTCTGAAACTGCTGGAGATGTAGCTAATTTAACTGAAAAACTATTAGATAGTGATGAGTCTGCTAAACAAATGGCAGAAACTCAAAGAAACACTTTAGGTGGCTCTTTAAAATTACTTCAATCAGCATTTGAAGGGTTCATTTTAAAGATGGATGAAGCTGGTGGTGTTGGTGAAAAACTACGAAAGGGTATTAAATTTTTAGCTGATAATTTTGAGTCTATATTATCTACTTTAGGGCGAGTTGTTAAGGCTTTAATTACCTTTAAAATAGCAATGAAAGCTATTAACTTTAGCCAAAGCATAGGAGGTTTAAAAGGGTTAGTTGCTGGGTTTAAATCAATAGGTACAAGCGCAAAAACTGCTACAACAAGTGCCAAAAAATTAGGTACTGCAATTAAGAGTATTGGCTTTGGTATAGCTATTACTTTATTAGTTGAATTAGCTACTGCTTTTTACGATATAGCAAGTGGTGCAGCAGAAGCAAGACGCCAACAAGATTTATTTAATGAAGCTACTAAAAAATCAACATTAGATGCACAAAAATACGAGAAAGAACACGATGATATAATAAAGGCAGAACGTAAAAGATTAGAATTATTAGTTGCTAATAAAGAATTGTTACAAGAGGTAATGGACGAAAAATTACAGTCATTACAATTAGACAAACAAGCTGGAGCAGATAAAATTTTAAAGGCAGCAATAAATAGAACAGTAACAGTAAGAGCAGAAAGTAAAGCGTTAAATGATGCAAATAAAGAACGCAATAGAATATGGGAAGAAAACGCAAAAAGAGGGGTTAGAGATGCCAATCAATTAGCTGAAAATACAAGTTTACGAAAAGAAGAACTTATACAAATACAAAAGAATAATGATATAATAAAAGAGCAAAGAACAATAGTTACTGCCTTTACTCAAATATCTGTTGATGCGAGTGATGCAGTACACGATTACACAGTAAACATAGCTGATAACACAAATGCTATAAATAATAATATTACTGCAACTAATAATGGTTTAAAAGACCAACTTGAATTTTTAACTTCAATTTTTCGCAGAAAAAAAGAGATTAATGGAGTAAAGTTAGTTGATATTGGTAGAATCAACTTTCCTAATATTACAGATGCTAACGAAGAGCGTTTAACACGTAATAATTTAGAAGCTGAATACAACGTACTTTTAGGAGAGGGAATTTTAAGTGAAACAGAACTAAACGAGTTAAGAAAAAAGAAAATTTTAGCACAAGCTGAATTAGACAAGTTGGGTAAATCTTTAGCAGAGCAACAAGTGATTGACTTAAAGGCTCAAAAAGAAATAAACGCATTAATAAAAACAGAAGCTGAAAAGTTTGACATTATAAAATCATCTATTGATGCAACTACACAATTATTTGTTAAGAGAGCAGACGAGCGTATTGCTAAAATAAACGAAGAAATTGACGCTGAAAAAAAGAAAGCTGATTTATTTCGTGGACTTGCTGAAAGTGGTAATATTTCTGCCAAAGAAAGTTTAGCAGAGCAAAACAAAATAATTGCAGAAGCCAACGCACAACGTGAACGTGAAGAGAAAAGAAAGCAACGTATATTGTTAGCTTCAAGCGTATTACAAGCATACAACGCTAATTTAGCAAATGGGGACACTAACACCGAAGCAATTACAAAAGCGTTAACGTCAACAACGCTTATTACTCAATTTATTAACTCGCTACCAGCATTTTTAGAGGGTACAGAAAACACTTCTAACGATGGTAGGGGTAAAAATATAGATGGTAAGGGAGGTTTTCACGCAGTTTTACACCAAAACGAGCGTGTAATGACTTCAAGTCAAAACGATATGATAGGGAATTATTCAAATAATGAGGTCGCTTCAATTATGGAAAAACATAGGTTAGGTAAGTTAATGCCTGATAGTCAAATTATGTTAGGTTTTGGCAGTCACGAAATGGTTAATAAATTAATGAATGTTGAAAGTAAACTTGACCAAGTAACTAAAGCTATCCAAGATAAGCCAGTACCAAATATTGAGTTAGGCGAGATTACCCAAAGCTATATGGTTATAAACAAAAGGACTGAAAGCAGTAAGGGTGTAACAACTTCTAAATTTAAAGTAAACTAATGAGTATAATTGAAACAAGATACTTCATTAACGGAGTTGAAATAAGACCCGTTAACGCTGATGAAATTGGCTTTAAAATGGATTTTACTAAAGGTTGGGCAGAAGCTGAGTTAACTGTTGATAGTATTGTTTTAGCAAATGAAGCTAAACAAATGGTTATTAATCATTCGCAAAGTTTAGGTTTTCACGAGGGGTTGCCTTTGAATGTTGAGGTTGGGGGTATTACTTTAGAGTACTATATAGACTTAACAGACAACCCTTTATTTAGTGGTGTAGGGGATAGCACTATTGAGGTTAAAATAAATCGTAGGAAAGCAATTAACTGGTTTAGACAACAAGCCGATGGGTTAAGTTTTGAGGTTATAAACAAAGCGAATACAATAAACACTATTGACGTACCTTACTTAATTATTAAAGACAATCAATTAGAAGTATTACTTACTTTATCTATTTCAACTTTTACGCTTACAAAGGCTTTAATTGAGGGTGTGCAAGACGTTGTTACTGCTATAACTGAATTAATAGCAGCAGCAACTCCTAACGCTGGTGTGCCACCAAGTTTTAACACTGGTGCAATAATTAACGCTGCAATAAAATTAGCTGCACGTTTAGTTTATGTAGTTGCTTTACAGATAGCATTAATCAAATTAAGTAAGCAAATTTTAGAGTTAATATTTCCTATAAAACGATTTTTAAAAGCCACAAAGGTTCTCGAATTAATGAATAAAGGGTGTGCTAAATTAGGCTATACATTTTCAAGTACACTACTAAATGAGTTTTCACAATTAACTATTTTGCCAGTACCATTAAGGAAAGAAAATAAGTCTATTTTTACCAACCTTTTAACCTTAGATAATGGTAATTATACGAAAGGATACCCAACGGCAAATGATAGTGTATCTACATTAGGTAGTTTACTAACTTTTTTAGAGAATTGGAGTCAGTCAAATTTCAGAATCATTGATAATGTAGTTCATTTAGAAACAGATGATTTTTGGGCGAGTCAGTCAGGTGTTACAATTACAAATACTTTAAATCTTCAGGATGCGAGGGAAAACCAATGGACTTACAATACTGGTGAAAGCTGGAAAAGGTACTATTGTCATTATCAAACAGATGCAAGTGATGTACATACGTTAGATAAGATAGAAGCTACTGACTGCGAATATTCGACAGAACCAGTAACGACTGTTAACGCTGATTTAACGACTATTAAGGGACTTGTTGATATTAGTTACCCTTTTGCTTTCGGAATACCTAAGAAAGAACTTACAATAGTTGAAAAGGCTTGTGTACCATTTGCGAGTTTAGCTGATGACGTAATTAACTTTTTTGGTGGGGATAGTAATTTACAAGCAAATGTAAAAGGTAGAATAGGAGTAGTACAGATAAGCCAACAACACTACACGCAAACTAAGTTAATATATACGACTGGGGGAAAACAAGCATTAAATTTCGATAAGATAATAGGTGCAAATGCTATTTATCAAAAATTTCACAAAGGAAACCAAGTAAAAGAGAATTTCAAACGAATATATAATGCTACGATTCCCTTTAGCACTTCTAATTTTGAAGCGTTGCTAAATAACAATTTCATTCAAGATATGCAAGGAAATAGCCTTAAAATTAGTACCTTTGCATTTATAAATGAGTCTAAAAGTGCTGAAATTCAATACTCAATTGATTCAGATGAAGCATTTAACGTAAAAACAATAGCTATCAATGTTTAAAGAGAACGAAATAAGCGAAATTCTAAGCAAGATAACAGAGGGTAATTCATTGTTAAAATCTGTTTTAACTGATGAGGTTTTGGCAGAAATTAGCACAGAGCAATTAGATAAAATACAAAGTGCAATTCTTGAAACTGACCCAAAAAAGATAAAAGAACAAGCAGAAGAAATCTTAAAAAACTACAAATAAATGCCATTATTAGTAACCAACGAAACTTACAACACTTTAGGCTCACTTTATGCAAACGCTGGTGATTGGATTGATTGCACCTTTGAATTTTCTACGAGATTTCAAGTCGGTAGTGGTACTTCATCTACATTTACCTACACAACTACTGGAACTCAACATTTTATTACTTCACAAGGGGTTGATTTTGGAGCGTTAGGATTCGTTGCTGGGGACACAATAGATATTAGTTGGACTGCAATACAAAGTGGTGTTAATTCTACTTATTCAAGGGTAATAGACTTTATTAATGGGAATAATTTGTTTATAACTGTTGGGTTTCAAAGTGGTGTTGACAATATTACTTTCCCTACAAATGGTGTAGTAAGTGGAATGTCTATAATTGCTGATAAAGTACCTGATGCAATTGAAACGGCTATAAATTTAACACAAAACGGCACTACTTCAGCCAACTCTGTAATTGATGGAAGTACAAACAGATTAGAATATTCGACAGTAAATACAATGAGTGTTACTGATATTGTATCTATGGTGCAATTAGGCGATAAGTCAGGGGGTTTATTGAAAGACATAACGCTCGAATATGTAGCTAATGGCAACGATGGTTGGAAAGATTGGAAAATAAGCTACACAATGTTTCAATGGGGGGTTATTAAAGATGGGTTTTCTGAGCCTAACTACTACGATAATACAGACTGTTTAGCTCCCTTTGTAAAGGTTAAATCATTCGCTCAGTATGGAAACCCTAATGGTGTTTTAAGTGGTCAAAGTTCAAATGTAGAAGCAAATACTGGTGGGTTTAATGAGAATTTTAACGGAGGTATAAACAATTATTCTACAACGTCTATTGTTTGGACTGATTTATTAGGGAATGTCATTGATGCAGTAGACTATACAAATACTTGTAATTTCGTAGCTACGATAACTCAATTAGTTCAAAGCCCGACATTAAGCAAATATAGAATAGGTATGATGTTCAGACCAGTAGATGGTTCTGTTTACCAAAACCTTACCACACATTTAGGAGAAAATCTAATTGTAAATGCTCCAGAAGTTGACTTTTTACATTCGGTTACTCCTGATTCAACAGTATATTCAAGCTACCAAAATAGTGCTGGTGCTGGTTGGGATTTAACAAATTTACAATTTACTCAAAACTCAGGCACATTAACAGTAAGTGGTACTGTTAAACCAAATGCAAATACTGAAGCGTATTTTAGTCAATTTCCCGATGGCGAAAGACTTACCACTATGTGGGTTAGTTTATCTAATTTCAATACTGCAAATCAATTTTCTGACAAAGTAAGTTTACAAATATTCAATGCTGACAATATAGACGCACCAATAAAAGGAGTGCAGATTCCTGACGTTGTAAACGAGTTCTTATTTGACCATAATAACAATGATATAACGCTTAATGCTTCACCACAAACCACTACTGAAGATGATATGCTTTATAAGTCTGATTTTAGGCTTATAGACAACGTAGACTATGAAGGAATAAGAACAAGAATATTTGCATACAACACAGTAACTGAGGAAGAATTTACACTTGAAAACAACTTTTTTAGCTTTGCTAATGTCGTAAATATTAATGGACAATTTCAACCTAATTTTACGTTAAGTAGAGGGTTTAATTTGCCACCAACAACCGATAGAAATACCATAGAATTAAAACGAAAACCAAGTTTAGACGTTACGGGAAAGTATGGAATAGAATTAAAATATGGCTATCTAAATGATTGGTGGTATTGGTTAGCGCAAAGTGGTGTAGACAATGACTTTTTTAATATCACACAATCAAATAACGGATTTAACAAAGATTGGCAACATTATTCTAATAGTGGTGATTGGATTATTAGATTATCTTACTACACAAGCGTAAATGGTGTTGAAGATTTTAACAACTATGAAGCTGGTATAAGACCATACGAAGCAGATGTAGATGTAACAACTGTTAACACATTTCTAATTGACTCTTTAAACCAAAACGCTACGAGTTTATTAGACGATGAAGTACACACAATGACGAGCGTAAACACTTGGAGTTTCAACTACTTTAATGCGTGGGCAGAGGTTACTATTGAGGACTTTGAAAGTGGTAATAGATGGGTTATTAGTTCGGTTTTAGCACAAGGTGGAATAGTACCAAATCCATTAAAACCAATTGCTGGAGAAACTTCCTTAGATTTACAAATAGTAGGTAATATTGCGACTGCAAAATGTAAGATAGATACTAACTATGTCGATGTAGATAAGGTTAGTGTATCTACAAGGATTTACTCAGAGGACAAGAAAAGTGGAGAAATTTTAAATCTAAATAAAGAAGCAGAAGTTGCTTATTCATTACGAAGAGTAGCAAGTACAATAATTTACAATGGCGACTGCATACGAGTAAGAAGAGGTTTAGATGACACAGAGCAAGACATTCCATTCCTAAATGATGTGATTGATGAAGTTGCGTTATTGTCTTTCACTGGTGCTACCTTAGATGATAAAGGCTATGTTGTAACGTGGTACGACCAATCAGGCAACGGCAATAACGCAACAAATACAGAGATGTCTGAGCAACCATTAATTGTTAATGCTGGTGCAGTTATTTTAGCTTCAAATGGAAAGCCTACAACGTCATTTGATGGTGTTAATGACTCTTTAGGGTTAGATACTGGAATAAATGTAGGGCAAGACTTTTACGAGTCTTTCGTATTTGAGCGTACAACGGCTGGAATAAATAGCCTTTCTTTGGGTACAAAGGCGAATATAAACCCTTTCTGTTTTCTTTGGAATACGGCAAATACATTGTATTCAGGAATGGAAGAAAGTGGTAATAATTCACACGCAACTGGGCAAACACAAGTTGGGGACTTTTTAGCTACTACACGAAGAGAAAGCCTTAATAATAATGTTACAATGAGGTTAAATGGTGCTGGTGTAGGCTTGGCAAATTATACAATTGGAAACCCAGCAAGGTTAACAGATTTAGGAGCAAAAAACAACGGATTAGCTACAATATATAGCAATGGATTTATTCAAGAATTGATACATTACAAGGTAGACAAATCAGCGAGTCAATCATTTATTGAAACTAATACTAATAATTTTTATTTACTGTACTAATGGATAATAGATTCAAGCAAAATTTAAACGTAATACGACTGCCTAAAGGGTTTGAAGAGGAAAATAGAGGTGTTAAAAGTTGTTGCGAGCCTACATTGGTGTTAGCGCATTTAACAGAAATTGAAAGCTGGAAAAACGATGTGTTAGGTAGTTATAAAAAAGT